TTGCGAAGAAGCTTAAACTCCCGTGCGCAAGCGCGAGAGAGAAAGCTGCCGAAGCCGCCTTTAGCCTGTGTGAGCTTGAACTACGGTCCCATGCCGTCCCCAATAGGATGGCTGACATTTTTTCTCGTGTCAGCAATCTTGTTTGGAGCGATATTCTCTCTGGGGTTCCTTTTGGGGATCCCTACGAAGAATACGTTCCTCGACATGGTCCTGGAACCACTCAAGAAGGTCTTCGGGGTAATCTTAAGTACGGATTCCCCTCATGGCCTTCAAGACTGGAATCTGAGTTTCCTATTACAGAGTTTGGTATCGCTTCGATACTGAACTTTGATTCGGAGACTTCGATTTTACCAGGTTGTACCGTTGTTCATCCCCGAGACGAGACACCCGTAAGGGTTGTCTTTGTCCCTAAAACCCAGAAGAGTCCTCGAGTAATTGCTATTGAACCTGTATGCATGCAATACATACAGCAAGCAATAGCGGTTTGGCTTAAGCCTCGCATTGAGCATGCTGGGCTTTATACAGGCGGACGAGTTAATTTCGCTCGTCAGGACGTAAATGCCAAACTTGCACTCTCTTCTTCCATTGATAAGAGTCTTGCGACTCTTGATATGTCAGAAGCGAGTGATCGAGTCTCTTCTGGTCTGGTATGGCGTATGCTTGCATCCGTTCCTAGGTTTAGGAAACAGGTGTTCGCGTGTCGCTCTACCAGAGCAACCCTTCCGAGTGGTAGAACGATTCCACTCAGAAAGTTTGCGTCTATGGGGTCGGCGCTCTGCTTTCCTATCGAGTCGGTCGCTTTTTTTATCGCGATCGTTTCTATTAGGTTAGCAAGTGCAGGAGTACGCATCACGCCTTCTACTGTACGCAAGTATAGTGAGAGGGTTTACGTCTACGGGGACGACTTAATCGTACCCGCGGACGAGGCACCCGCGATCAGCTCGGCCTTGCCGCTGTTTGGTTTCAAGGTCAATGCCCACAAGTCTTTCTGGAGTGGGAACTTCAGGGAATCCTGTGGGATGGACGCGTTCAGCGGTGTAGACGTAACACCTGTCTACATTCGTCGTTTGCTTCCGGCTGATCGGACTGACGTACATGGCATTGCCTCTACAGTGTCACTAGCTAACCAGT